CCCTACTTCATTAAACACATCTATGTTTGAAACTGTTAAAACTCCATTTGTGTTTTGTATTAAACTTCTTAGTTCAGAAAGATAAACATTCTGACCTAATTGTCTTGTTTGAGGATTTAAATATGCTGACACTTTATCAACCACACTTGCAATTACTTGTCCTGAATTCTGAGCAGAATCCAACACAATTGAAATATCCATACTCAAGTCAATAACTTCGGCACTGAAAATTGAAATATAATCATTCATCATCCTATAATTTGACAAATAATTTGCAATATTCTGTTTCAGTGTGTTTGAAACAATGTTGGTCAACTTACCTGAAGTGTCGTAAGACAATATTTGAATTAGGATTTTATTGTCGTTTTCAGTAATTGAAACTTTAGCTGGTGCTCCGAATTGAGCTGGCATGTTTCTAATTAATGATTCATAATCTTGAACTGTTACCGCCCTTTTTTGAGCCGCAAAGTTAAATGAAACATAATTTCTAATTTCTTCTAATGATGGTAACCCCGCACCACCAACCGCTGCGGTTACGTTAACACATCTTAATGAATTAACAACTGATGAGTTTGTTGTCTCAGATGGCCCATTAACAAAAAACGATACTGTACCGAGTGAATTAATCACATTTGTACCTAAGTTTGTTGCAAGTCCACCACCAACTCTATACTGAATAAAGAGTGTTGAGTTTGGTGTTAAAGTGGAACCCAATGAAAGGTTATTTGAATATTTTTGTAACTCTAAAGTGGTTCCTAATGTTGTAAATTGGTTCAATTGGTCTTGAGCCGTGTTGGTTCCCCCACCGAAAGTCATCTTTTTAAAACCTTCAGGAGTGTATTCTGTTATAAATCTGTTTTGAGTCTGAATGTATTTACCAACTTTAATACCTGGTTGGTCTGAAACTTTTGTTGGGTCTTCAATAAAAACCCTATCTTCCGCCAATGCATCAACTTCATACCATCTATTATCCAAACCTAAAAATTCTGCAACTGATGGAGTATTCGTATAACTTGTACCGTTTTTTAATAAAACACTTGTAATACCTAATACATTTTTTTCGGGTAAAAACAATTCAAAGAAAGGTTTAACGTCATTAGCACCAATTACTTTTTTGAATACTTTAGTAATACCATTAACAACAACTTCTCTTTTTGTAATTGTGTAGTTAATTAATACGTTATTAGCATTAAAGTTTGGTATTTTCAATCTATTAGGGAAACCTTGAGCGTTGTATGGTGACGCAAAGTCAATATCATATACGTTTTCAAAAACAATACCCGCACCAACAACCTGAGACCCTCTTGATAATGTTCCAAGATATCTTTCATCTTCTTTATCTCCAAACGCAGGAACTGTAATTGAAAAGTCAACTAAAGCAACTGATGGTCTTTGTCCTGGTAATTTTAAACCATACGTTCTTGCAATGTTATATATTGAAGACCTTTGTTGTGCATATTGTAATACAGTTTCCTGAATACTTCTATCAATATTGTAGTGTAGATTATCCGCAACTGCTGCATTTAAATCAAGGAATACCGAGAATACTGAAGCATCATTAAAATCTTGAATTAACTCAGGATAATAAGTTTTGGCGTAGTTTAAGAGTTCAGTTCTTATTGACTGATAATCTCTGGTTGTATATGATATTCTATTATTTGCCATTTATATTAAATATTAATAATTATAAAATCACTTTGACCAAAAGTTGAACCATTGGTTGAGTAATCTAATCTTATTTTTGCAGTGTATTCGGAGGTTCCTTTACCAGGAAATCTATAAATTGAAGATTGGTTTGTTCCCGCAGTATTTTGCCCTGTTGCTATGTCCGCTTCTTCTTGTGGGTCGGCAGGAGTTATACTCAAACTATTAACTAACAAATTTGGCATAAAGTTCTCAATAGCATCTCTAATGTCCGATTCAATGGCATTAAAAGTTAACCCATCAAAAGGTTCAAAAAGGAATTCGTATAATCTTGTACCAAATTGTGGTAAAAAATATCTCGAACCTTTTCTTGTTAATAACAAATGAATTAGGTCAGCTTTAATTTCTTGTGCTTGTAATTCAGTTAACTCTAAATAATCACCCCTTCTTGAATCTCTGAAGGGAAAATTAATACCATATGTTATTCCATTAGCCATTATCAATAAATATAGTGGTGTTTCCTTTTATGTGAACTGGAGTATACGGACAATTTTTACATCCATTCCCGCAACAACTACCTCTCTTAATATGGTATGACTCAGTCATAACTACTTTACCATCTTCAATATAAAAATCAGTTGATTCATGATTGCTCATCATAATTTTCTTAACACACTCTTGATTTATCCAATCTTCAGTATTTTTTATCATAGTATTTTATATTTATTAAACCTACTCAAACCTAAATTTCCACCCTTTATAAAGTCCTCTTTGGAAAGTTGTATTATTTTTACAATGTTCTCGTATTAGTTGTGCAGTAACCACCAGTTTTTTCGCAGCTTCTTTTGCCGTTTCATAAAGAGTTTCGTTTCCCTCTAAATCTATAACAATTACCCCGCCTAATGACCTGCCATTTTTATTTCCAAGTTTACATTCACTCCATTTTTTTTTTAATTCAGGTGACTTTAACGCTAACTTTAAACCATCACTAACTTTTACTTTAAAATCCTCACCTCTTGATTTCGCAATTTCCGACATTTTATACTTATAATCATCCCCGCTTTGTATTTCTTTAAGTTTCTGTTTGATTATTGGGTTAAACATTGGGTTATTGTCTTTCATTATTTGTCTTAATTTATCTCTTGTAATTTTTTTTAATTTTTCAGGTTTGTTAGAAAAAGTATCCCCTCCCGTACCTCCATCAGTCATATTATATCCAAGTTTTATTGCGTTAGTTTCTAATATCCATTTTTTTTCTAACTCGTCTATCATTATTTCTTCGTTGCAATCAATAATATCTAATTTGAAATTTTCAACTCCGTAACTTTTTATTGCATCGTATAATGGATGTCTTTTTTTCCCAACCAACGACAAATGTTGTTTCCATCGTTTTTCAACATTTTTACTTTTACCTATATAAAACTTTTTGTTTTTTATATTTGTTATCTTGTAGATGTACATTTTCATAATATAGTAATTTCTTATATAAATACAAAGGTGTGAAGTTTTTTTATGACTTCACACCCATTATTATTAATTAGATAATTACTATTAAGTAATAATACATCCTCCGCCAGAACAAGCCAACTCACCACTTAAATCAGTTTCGTCAGTTAGTTCAACAACTTTTGACAAATCAATTGAGTGAAGTTTTGAGAATAATCTTTCAAATTCTTCTTTAGTACAATCGGTAAAAGGTGCTTGAACGTAACTTCCGTTATCATATGGAAGTACAGATAGTCCATTATAAAAATCTCTGTTATCCCAAAACCACTCGCCAGCTAAATCCCAATCTTCAGGTTTTAAACTAATTGTTGCAGATACGTTATGACTATTTGAACCACTTCTGTGTCCAGGTTTAACCCATTCTTGTGTAATTTTTTTAACACGCTCTAATAATTGGAATGGACTTTCAGTTCTTAAAATTGCCCCCTCAGGTGCTTTTTGTGGTACCGAAATAACCGCTGTATCGTGTGGACGGAAAAATTCATCCTCAACTAATTCAGGGTGATTGTTTAATAAATAACTGTAAATTGATTCGTTTTTACCTACACGGATTCTACGGATGTAATAATCGTTGTGCCAAGCGTGAATACCTGATGAAGTTCCTAAAGTTAATGAGGTTGTTCCTGCAGGTTTTACAGTTGTTGTACGAGCCGATTTATTAATACCAATTATCTCAGCAACTCTTGAATTTTCTTCTTTAACAACTTTCGCAGCTTCTTTCATATCATAACCCAAGACAACACCTGAACCAATACCTGTCATAGATACACCGATTAAAGCGTCTTTCTCAGTTGTTCTTTTCCAAATGTCACGAAGGTAATGGAAGTTAGTATAACCCGCCTGTAATGTTCCGATGAACGCCGCCGCTTTAACACGAGCATTTAGGTCTTCTTGTGAATCAATGTCAGAAACATTTACCTCACATAGGTTACAGAATTGATTTGGTCTCAATGCGATTTCACAACAAGGATTTGTTCCCCAATCTTTATCGTTAGTAAAATAGATACCAGGTTCACCTGCTCCTGAAGCCTCAACACGTTTCCACAAATCCATAAAGAATTCTTTTGTGATTTTGTGTCTAACCAATGCCGCTGAGTTGTTAGCTCTACCTCTTTGTGGGTTTTGTTCCCACCATGCACCTGACTTACAAGCAATC